GCTTGCGCCATCGTCTGAAAATGCGTCGTCGCGTCATCGCCGATGCCTTGCTGGATGACGCCGGCCGTCAAGCCGGTCTGGGGGAAGATGGAATGGCCGACAGGGGCCGAGCCGCCGCTCGTGGGCGGGGCCTGGCCTGGAAAGGGGACGACATTCGAGGCTTGGACCACGGCGACCTCTTCGCCGTGCAGGTCTTTTCAGAGAACTGCGCTCTGGCCAGCCAATGCGTTATAGATCAGTTAAGCCCAACGGCCAAAGGGGCTTTCGATCATGACTCCTTACTTTACGAATGGTGCGACGCTGGTGTCATTCAGCGGGGGCCGGACCTCGGCCTATATGCTGCATGAGGTGATCGCCGCGCATGGCGGGGCGCTGCCCGACGATGTCATCGTGGGCTTCGCGAACACCGGCAAGGAACGTCCCGAAACGCTTGACTTCGTGCTCGAATGCGGCTCGCGCTGGAATGTGCCGATCCGCTGGGTTGAATGGCGCGACGGCAAGCCGGGGTTCGAGGAGGTGGGCTTCAACTCGGCCTCGCGCAACGGCGAGCCCTTCGCGGCGCTGATCGCGAAGAAGCGTTATTTGCCGAACGTCGTCACAAGGTTTTGCTCAATCGAACTCAAGATCAGGACGCTCGCCAGGCTCATGGGCTCGCTCGGTCATGAGCGTTGGCAGAGCCTGATCGGGCTTCGCTACGACGAGGGGCTGCGCGTGCTCAAGGCGCTCGACCGCAACGCGGCCAAGAAAGAGCGCTGGACTGTGGTTCTGCCGCTATCGAAGGCCAAGGTCACGCGGCGCGACGTGATGGCATTTTGGGCTCGCCAGCCCTTCGATCTGCGCCTCGAGCCGCATGAGGGCAATTGCGATCTGTGCTTTCTCAAGGGCGAAGGCAAACTCAAGCGACTGATGCGCGACAATCCCGGCATGGCGGATTGGTGGACGGAGCGCGAGGCGTCCATCAAGGCTAAGACGCCGGCCGGGGCCCGTTTCGTCACCGAATACCGCTACGCCGATCTCGAGCGCCATGTGGCCGCGAGCCCGGAGCTGCCCGGGCTGATCGACGACGACGACGATTACGACGCCGAATGCGGGCTCAGTTGCGGCGGCGCCTAAGCCGTGACCAGCTTCACCGCCCACATGGCGGCCTCCTCGTAAGCCGTCATGGCGAGCGCGGCGAGGCGCGGATCGCTTGCTGCTGCCGGATGCTCGCGGACGAGGTCGATCAGGGCGGCCGAGAGCTGCTTGACCTTCTCGACCTCCGGATTGGCGCCCTGATTGAAGCTTTTGCGAACCCTGCGTTCGCCCTCGGTCATGGCGGCGTCGGTCATAGGATTTCCCAATCCGTTGCGAAGAGATCGAGCTGGTTCGGCGTCCAGGGGACGAGCTTCGAGAACTTGCCGCTCGTCGTCGAGAGATAGAGATAAGGGGCTTGAATCTTCGCCCCCTCGGGCGGCCACTGAACGGCAACCCACTGATCTTTCCCGTTCCAGCCGCTGCGGGTGGCGCGCTTGCCGTCACACATCGCCTTGAAGGCTTCGCCGAAAGTCATGGGCATAAGGGATTCTCCTTAAGCTTCAGGTCTCCACTCTCTGCCAATCATTGGCGAACTTGTCGGTCACGGTCGGCCTGTAGGCCGGGAGCTTAAGGGTGGTGCCGTCGGCCTTCTTGAGCATCAGGACCGGAAAGGACGAGCCCGCGAGCTCGTCCTCGCGCATCTCGACCCACATCGAGGCTCCGGCGTCGCCGGCTTCCGCCTGCACGTCGCGCCAGCCCCGGCGCTGGATCTTGCCCCCGGCGACGAGGAATTCGGTGGCCTCGACGAAGTCCATCATGGTTCCGCCTCGTGTTTTTTAAGGGTTTTGGCCGAATTCGAGATGCCGTAGATGCCGCACCAATTGCGCAGCCTGCTCATCAGGTCTCGTTCCGACGTCTCGGGATGGACGATCCAACCGTGCCGCCGTTCCCCGATCTCGAGGCCGATACCGCGGATGAACTGATGAACCGACTCTCGCCGAAAATGCGCCTTGATGCCTGGAAACTCGGCCTCGATCCGCCGGCCGATCCGCTCGAGGTCCTTTTCACTGATCATTCCGGGCTCTTTTCCCCTAGATGTCGATCGCCCTGAGCGGCGGCTTCGTCTCATAGCGCGGCACGGGGCTGTAGCCTGATCTCGTCCGCGTCTCGGTCGGGTCGGCCGGCATGTCGGACCCCCTGATCCGATCGAGCATCTGGCCGATCAGGCTCAACGCGTCCACCATGTCGTCATGCTTGCCGGCCGGAAAGGCCAGCAATTCGGCCATCAAATCGGCCTTCCAGGGCGCGAATGAGGGAATATAGAGCTTCTCGACCGCCATTCGGGAGCGGATCGACTGCGCCCGGATCGCCTTGTCATAGCGCGACGGGAAGCTCCTCTTGAACACATAGGCCCCTCTCTCCCGCTGCCGCCGCTTCAGATGCGGCCCGATGCCGGCCTCGATATGGCCGCGCTCCTCGGCCCAGGCGAGCGGCCGCCATTCCTGCACCAGGTCGCAAAACACCTCCACCCACTCCTCGGGCTCCGCCTGGTCGCGCCAGAGATCGAGCACATACATCTTCTCCTCGCAGTCCAACCCAACCACAAGGTGCACCGTGTAGTCCCCCTGATTCTTCGAGACCGCATAGTCCGAGGCCCCATAAACATTAAGGCTTTCTCGTGGCGGCGTGTCCTTCACCTCCTGCAGCCACTCCCGCTTGAAGAAGTACCCCTGATCGGAGGTCGGACGCTGCTGGTAGAGGCTCGTCCAGACCCGCTGATCCTTCTTCGCGTCCCGCACCATCCCCTCGTTGAACCACTCCGGCCACAGCCGTTCCCCGACCTTGCGCCCCAGGATGTCATTGGGTCCCGCCTCCATCGGCAGCTCGATCACCTCCCAATCATCCTTCTCGTCGGCTAATATTTGGCCTGCTAAGTCGGCTTCATGCCAGCGTGTTTGTATCAGCACCACGCTCGCATCCGGCTTCAGCCGCGGCAGCAAATCATTCTTCCACCAGGCAAAATGCTGCCGCTGCACGCTGGGGCTGTCGGCATCCTCGCGATTCCTGACGGGGTCGTCGATCAAGGCGAGGTCCGCCCGCCTCCCGGCAATCGCGCCCCCCACCCCGGCCGCGAAATACTCGCCGCTGGTTTGCGTCTCCCCCAAGACCACCGTCTCCCACCGCGCCGCCGCCTTCACGTCGGGGTTGATGTCGATATCCAAGGTCGCTCTGTGCTCGGCTATCGTGTTTCTGACTCTCCGCCCCCAATGCTCCCCCAGCTCGGCCGTGTGGCTGGCCGCGATAATCGAGGCCTTTTTGTGTCTCGCGAGATAATAAGGCGGGAAAGCAACAGACACGTAACTCGACTTCGCACTGCCCGGCGGCGCAAAGATCGCTACACGCCTGAGTTGTTTGCTGGCGACCCGCTCCAGAGCCTTGATGATCAGCCGATGATGCCTACTCGGCTCCATCCCGATCTCCCGGCACCACTCCACCAAGTCCCCCTGGATGCGACGGCGCCGCAGCACGATCTCCGCCGCACGCCTCGGGTCCAAGGGCTCCATCATCGGTCTCCACTCAAATGCCCTTCCTGGGCCCTAGAATGGCGTTCATGAGCCGGAAGGCATGGGGATGCCACCCGACCCCAAAACGCGCGTCCTGCGCCCTCGCAGAGCCTTTTGAGGCCGCAGCAAACCCAAAGCAACCCCTACTCTCGCTCGCCCGCGCAATCCGTGGGCGGAAGGGGGGACCCGGGCCTGCCCTCCGGTCGAGGGGGGCGGTCCATCCCCGGGGGGGTCGGGTCCTCCTCGGCGGGCGCCTCGGCGCTGGCCTCGGCCTGGGGTAGGCGGGAGGGGCCATCCCGCACACTCGACGTGGAAGTGTCTGTAATCATTGGGGTTTCCGCGCCGGCCTCGAGCGCGGTCTTACGATCGGTCTTACGTCCCGACGCCGCTATGGCCAAGAGCTCGGACGTCGACATGTCCTCGAGGCGCGCGGTTCTGACCTCGCGCTGCTCGACCCGTAACCCCGTGAGAATGCCCAATTCTTTGACGGCCAGCACGGCCGCGGTGAGCTGCCCGGCCTCATGCGCATGCCGCCTCGCCTGCTCGGCGGCCGCGATCAGCCGCTCGAGGGTAAAAGCCGTGTCGCGGGCGGCGATCGACTGGAGCCACGAGATGCGCGCACGAATGCGAACCAAAGCCGACAGCCGCGGCGCCGCCGACTCGGCGCTGCGTTTTGAGCTTGCCGGATATGCGGCGCGATATGCGGCGCTGGGGGCCATTCCGAGGGCGCAAGATTGGGCGAACTGCTCATGCTGGCCATTGGCCAGGGGGGCGGCGGGATTGGGGCGCTTGGGATCGCGTGGGGCGCCTGGGGCGTGTTGGCCGAAGCGCTTTGATGCGAGGGAATGAGGATAGGGCATCGCTTATGCGCCACGCATGCTCACCTTGGCGTCTCTTACATCACAACCCATTGATTGCGTTGCGTTTTTCCTGTTCGATCGTCGGCTAACTCTATCTCGATTTGGCGCGGTTCGATTGCGATTACCCTGTGTTTTCAATGACATGACATTGCCCATTGTCCCGAGGCCGTGGAGCGAGTAGGGTTTGTGCCGCTGAATCTACGCCTAAAACCGTTCTTTGACATCGTTGGATTGATCCGAAGGGGCGAGCCTTCTCCACACATGGGGTTCGCGGACCGGACGAGGCATGCTGGCGCGATCGCGGGAGACGCGAACGCTCGAGGCCGGCGCTCCACGAATTTATGCGCGCTCGACCGAGGCCTTCGGGTTTCGGTCGAGTGCAGCGCAAAGCCGGCGCGATGATCTGGTTTTGCGCTGCACTCTCATGGTGCGGCGCAAAATGTGGAGATGTGGAGATGACTGCAATGCAAGCTACTTTGAACTTGCGGCCGCTTGGTGCCGCGTCGCTTTGCGCTTCGAGCGAGGAGACGCGGTTCTACTTGTGCGGCGTGCTTGTCGAGATTGAGCCTCGAGCCGTGACCTATGTCGCGACGGATGGGCATAGGCTTTTCGCGCATCGCGAGGAGCTCGCCGCTGGCGACGAGGACAATACGTTGCTCGGGCGGTTCATCATTCCGACCAAGTCTTGTCGGGCGATCAAGCTTGGCAAGAAAACGACGAGTGCGGCGCTGCTTTCGCAAGTCGACGATGGGGGAATGCTTCTCGCCCATCTCGGCGAGCGGCATTACTTCAAGCCCGTTGATGGCACGTTTCCGGATTGGCGGCGAGTGATGCCGAAGCGGGGCGGCGAGGCTTACGCGCATTTCGACGGCAAGCTCGTTGCGAGCTTTTCGGCGATTGCGGCGGCGCTCGGCGATGACAAGGGCTCGCCGCGCA